GTGCAAAACCCATCATTTGACCACGGCGTGGGCCGTATCCGTTATTACAGTACCCTTTCCGCGCTGGAAGCCGATTCCGATATACCGGCGTCCTCTGAGGCCAGAAAAATGGGTTCGGCTTTCTTCTCACAATCGCCAAGGGCCCAGACATTGGCGATTGCTGGTGCTTTTACCACTGCACAAGCTGGCTATCTGGATACCGGCACACCGGGGGCGCTGTCGGCCTTTACCGCAGTATCAGACGGTAGTTTTTCAGTAGAAGTTGATGGCGTTAACCAACAACTGACGCTATTGGATTTCAGTTCAGATACGTCTCTGACGGAAGTCGCCGCGACCATTAATACCGCACTGACAGGTGCTACTGTGACGTTTGAAAATTCTGTCTTCCGAATTACATCAAACACGACCGGCGACAGTTCAACCATAGGTGTGCTGACAGCAGGCACTGCCGGCACGGATATCAGTGGACCCGGATTCTTGAACGGTTTGCAGGGTGTTGGCATTGCAACCGATGGTTATTTGCCCACCACATTTGCCAACGAATTGGCATTGATTGCTGAAGCTGCTCGATGCTCAGGTCGATTTGTGTATGGTTGGGCCCTGGACCGAGTGTATCGCGATACTGCGGACCAGGAAGCAGCAGCAACCTGGATTGCCGGCCGAACCGGGTTTATGGCACTCACCAGTAATAATCTGAATGCCGATGATGCCTCATTAACTACGGATATCGGGTCGGTTATTAACACCGCCGACAACAGTCGCGCCTCTGCTTATCGGTCGTCCTTCCCGGAGGAATATCCTTGTGTTTCTTCATTGGCAAGACTCCTGTCAGTGGATTACGCGGCGGAAGATTCAACCATCACCATGAAGTTTAAAAACCTGCCAAGCATAAGCCCAGAGCCCATCAATGAAACTGAATTGACCGGCCTGCTGGCAAAAAACTACAACGTTATGACTTTGGTGGGCAACAACTCCCGTGTGTATCGCAATGGCGAAACAGGCTCTGACACATTCTTCCAGGACAGCCGTGTTGGTTTAGACAATTTGCGCGAAGAGTTGCAGGTCGCTGTTTACAATGTGTTTCTCCGGGAGAACGCTGTGCGACTTAATCAATCAGGCGTTGATCTGCAACAGGCAGCCATGCGCACTGTTATGCAGCGTTATGTGTTCAATGGGTTCTTGTCAGCTCGCCCGGAAGCAGATGCCACCCGGGAGGATGGTCAACGAGTGCTACCACCGTTTGAAATCACCTATACACCGCTGCGGGATTTGACAGATGCGGACCGGGCAGCCCGGGTCGGACCTCCGTTCACCATCATCGCCCGAGAGTCCGGCGCCATCCACACCACTGTTATTAACGTGAATGCATTCAGCTAAGGGGTATTTGAACTATGGCGAGATTAACGTACTACAATCAAAATACCCATTCGGTCATTATCCAGGGTGTTTCGATCAGGGACTTTTACGAAGGCGAGGATGTGATTGCCTGGGAGCCTCAAGGTGATTTAATCACCGCTACCCGCGGCCTTGACAGAAATGCTATTTCTGTCGGGTCCGGACGACCTGGTGCACTCACACTGAGACTGAAACCCACAAGTCGAAGCATTATATTCCTCCAGGAGTTGGCAGAAATCGGCGGTAATTTCCGTCTGGTCGGCGCTTTGGTCACCACCGGTGTAGAGGATGTGCTTGCCTTGATTGATGCTGCCGTGGAGGATATGGGTTTCCAAACCGGCGGCCCGACCATGCAGGCTAGGGTATTCAAACTTACTGCTGCTAACTACACACTCACGGAGACTATCGCTTGACCAGTAAACGCTTGTTGGATATCGAAGGGCGTAAATACGCCCTTTTTCCTATGCCCCCTATGAATTCGGTGTACTACGGTCCTAAAGTTGTTCAATCATTATCGCAGTGTATCTCCGGTGTTGATTTAGCGGCCGTTGTGGCTGCGGCCGAAAGTAGCGAAAGTAAGGCGGAAAGTTTGGGCATGGAGTTGCTTAAAATGCTTCCCAATTTGGATGCGAAAGTATTTTCCGATCTGATGATGGAAGCTATGCAATTTGAAGTATCTTGCCCCAGCGGTAAATTGTCTGTGGAATCTATCTTTAACCAATGGTTTACAGACCATCCCGGTGACCTTTTTCCGGTTGGCATATGGGCCATCTGGGAACACAGCAAAGATTACTGGCTAAAGAGCGGCGCAGGCTTCCAGAGCGTACTGGGGGTGGGCCTGCCGTCAGAGTCCCCGAAGACTGGCAAGCAGACTACCTAATTACTCGCGCTCTGGAGTCTGGCTGGTGTCGTTACATTGAATTGATTGACGGCACCCTATCAACGGCGCAGTTGCTGGACATGCATGATAAGCTGGATTTGCGGGACTGGATTGAAGCCGAGCAATACGCCGCCGCAAGAGCACAGTCAGAAGAGGGTAAATAGTGGCCATTGTCGACGAACTGGTAACGCTGCTGTCATTGGAGGGTGACGATAACAACGAGCGCGTTGCTAATCAACTCAAACAAGGTCTGGACGGCATCGAGAAAGTGGCCAAGCGCGCCGGGATTGTGCTGACCGGTGTTACTGTTGCTATTGGAGCCTGGACCAAAAGTTTAGCCGACAGCTTGGATGAAACCGGTAAATTTGCCGCCAGTGTTCGTTTCGGATTTGAAGAGCTTCAAGAATTTGAATTTGCTATTCAGCGCAACGGCGGCACCATCAGCGAATTTCGGTCTGATGTCGAAAAACTTTCCAGTTCCATGGCGTCACCCATCCCGGGGGAATTCAACCAAGTATTGTTTTTATTGGGCGTTGCTGCCCGGGATGCTCAGGGTAATCTGAGATCCACAGAAAATGTACTTGTCGACTTAGCGGCCAAATTCAGCCAATTCGATCAAATAGAAGCCCAGCAATTCGGGCAACGTTTGGGGTTATCCCAGAGTACCATCCGTTTGCTTCAACAAGGCCGGTTTAGCCTGGAGGAACTGCGGCAAGAAGCCCGGGCCCTGGGCGGTATTATGCCGGCAGAAGCCGCAGAACGTGCTGCCCAGTTCAACGACCAGTTGACCAATATCCAGTTTGCCATGAAAGGCATCACACAGACCGCCGGCATTGCGTTATTGCCGGTGTTGACCGAGGTGGTGCAACGGACCAACCAATTCTTTTTAGCCAACCGTGAAATTATTACCAGTGGTTTGCAGACCTTTGTACGAGGTGTCATCACCGGGTTCTCCAATTTTATCAATATCGTCAATCGACTGATTACTGCCGTGGGTGATTTACTGAGTCCATTGGAAGGTGTGATTGGTAATTTCGATGCGGTTGACGGGATAGCGACGATTGTTACTGCAACCCTGGTCGGTTTAACCGGTATTGCGTCGATATTTGCCGCTAAATTTATTGTCATTGCTGCCGCCATAGCTGCGGTCGTGTTGCTATTTGAGGATTTGTACACCTATTTGCAGGGAGGTGATAGCTTATTCGGACGATTTACCCAGGCAGCGGCTGAAAAATTTTTACAGTTACATGAAAAAATTCAGGAAATCCAAAAAAATATACGAGAGGGATTTACCGAATTTTTAGCAGATATGCGAGAAGAATTTTTATTGTTTGTGGATAAGTTGCCGCTGATTAACGTCAACACGAATCGCACTATTCAACCAGGCGGTGAAACTCTGCCGACCCGGGCAGGGGATGTAATCGATATACCGGTCCCCCCGGCGGTCAATCAAACCAACCAAAGTATGCGAGGAGGCGACACCAATATCACCATCAATGAAAGCGGCAATGCCAAACTGACAGCCATTGAAGTGGGCCGAAGAATTGGCCTACGCCAAAGCGCGATCGCGCCAGGCATCAACGCACCGGTGCTTTCCTAATGACTATTGGCATCGTTAACATCTTCCGCGCCGGCACGGCCACAGTGATTGAAACGCCGATTGATTTGCGATTGGTGGAAACACACGACAAAGAGGCGACAGTCGTCACCACCCCCATTGAGGACGGCACCAATGTCACGGACCATATCATCCTGCAGCCCGATATCGTCACGGTCCAAGCCGAGGTCAGTAACTTGGACGGCTTTTTATCCTTCAGCACCGGTGAGCGGGCGAAGACGGCGTGGCTTGACCTCAAGCAAAAATTGAATTCCAGGCAACTGTTTGACTTGGTGACCACCCACGAGAATTACACGAATATGGCTCTGTCGCGCATTTTTGGAGAAAACAGCGCCCCGTTTAACGGTCGGCTTATTATTGACCTGATGTTTATCCGGGTCGACCTGACCCAAACCGCAGTGATCGAGATTGCCGAAACTCAGTTGGACGATGATGCCACCACCGGTGTATCCAAATCCGCATCCAGCGAGCTCCAGGGCGGCCAATTGGATGCTATCACCGCGACCGACAATACCAGCCTAGCGGCTCAAATCGTCGACGCGATCAGGGAGGCGTTCCAGTGACCCAGATCATACCACTTACCAGCGATGGCTCCCGCCGTGTTACCGTGAATTTGGGTGCCATTGGTGTGTACACTTTTCGTACATATTGGAATTACGTAAGCTCCACGTGGAACATGGATATTCTCGATGCGGAGGACAACGTTCTGTCCCACGGTTTAGCCATGGTCATAAACACGAATGTGGTACGATATTTGCCCCAGTTGGCTGATATTTTCAACGACATTCGGGTGGCTGACCTGGACGGCAACGCCAATCGCACCCTGGATAGCTTGGGTACCGGCGCCCAGGCGGCACAGTTTGATGAGGGTGACTTGAATATCGCGCCTTCTGCCCTACCACCCCTGATTGTGACCATCAGTGATGTTATCCCATGAGTGCCAATCAGCCCCTTATCCGCAATATCGAGCTGCTGGTGGGTCCCCTCGCGGAGGATCAGGGTGGTGGCCCCACGTCCCAGGCGCTACGGCTGTTCTCAGACGGTAGCCGCACGGGGCTGCGAATCAGCTTCAATGTCAAAAAGACCCTGATGAGCACCCCCAATGTGTCGTCCATATCCATTTACAACCTGAGGCCGGCCACCCGGGAGCGGATACGGGCCACCCTGTCCCGGGTCAGATTGTCGGTGGGTTATGAAAACACCGGCATTAATGTGCTCTCTCAGGGCGGGATATTGTCGTCTGTGACCGAAAAGAAGCCACCAGAATACGCCACCACACTTCAAATCCTCGATGGATTCGGCGGCCAAGTGAAAGGGATATCGAATGTCACCTTTGACGGCCGAATCCAAGTCGCTGAGATCGTCAGGACCATCGCGGCGGATATGCCTGGGGTGGAAGTTGGTCGCATCGATATCGACGGCTCTGTGGGTAGCGGAGGGTTGAGTATCACCGATCGCACCGCGGACGCTTTGGACGCCCTGGCCATGCAATTTGGCTTTAGCTGGTCGATTCAGGACGGTGTCTTCCAAGCAATCAGCGACCGGCGGTCATTCAACCGGACGCTAACTGTCAGTTTCCGCAACAGAACGTTGATTCAGGCGACACCTTTACTGGCCGGGCCCATGCAAATTGAGAATGGCGTGGAAATCGTCGCTATACTGAACCCCCGTGTAGGGCCTGGTGACCGGGTACAATTGGAAAGCGAAGTGAATCCCGGCCTGAATGGCGTCTATAAAATTCATGAGTTGGACGCCACCGGCGATACGTATGACCAGAGTTGGACAATGACGATCAGGAGTTACCGGATACTGTGACCGATACGCGAAATCAGTCAGATGCCGATGAATTGAAATTGACCATTGATCGGTTAATCGCCCGGGCCCGTACCGCCATACCAGCCCGGGTAGATGCTTTTGACGCCGCCACACAGTTGGTCACCGCCTCACCGTTGATTCGGAAGATTCAGACCATCGATGGGGTTAAAACCACCGTTAATGTGGCCCAAGTCGTCCAGGTGCCGCTCCTGATACCCTACGCCCAGACAGCCGGATTCGCGCTTACGCTGCCCATACAGGCGGGCGACACAGTGCTCCTGGTTGTCGCTGACCGTAGTATCGATAACTGGCGGGAGTTTGGGGGTGTCCAGGATCCGGTGGAAACTACCGTCGCCAGGCACCACGATCTGACCGATAGTCTGGCCATTGTGGGCTGTACCCCAGATCCCCAGGCTCTCAGTGGCTATTTGACCAATGGCATCGAAATCCGCAATAGTGACCGTTCGGTGAGGGCATCGTTATTTGCTGATCGGGTGGAATTGGTGGCTGGCACTAGCCAGATAGTTATTAACAACGACGGCACCATCACCATGACGGCCCCGGGGGATGTGACGATTACCGGCAATGTGTCGGTTACTGGTACGATAACGGCGACTGGTGAAATTACTGGTAATGGCGTTGCCCTTAGCACACACACACATGGTGGTGTAACCACCGGCGCCGGGAATACGGGAGCTCCTAACTGATGACGTGGACATTGTATCTGGATCCGATTAAACACGATTTGAGCATTACCAACGGTAATTTTGCCCGGGTGGCCGGCACCGATGAAATTATTCAGCGGATAAAAATTGGTCTATGGCACTACTTGGGAGAATTCTTCCTGAATACTGTGGACGGGACACCCTGGTACGAAAGCATCCTGGGCCGCAAATCGGACTCAGGGGTGGCGAGCTCCATACTGAGAGCTAGGCTATTGAGTTTTGAGGGGGTCACCGGGATTCGGCGGTTTGAGCCTCGATTTAACAATTTGACCCGCGAATACGAGATATCGGCAGATATTGATATCGCCTTAGCCACCGGGGCTGAAACCACGATCAGTCTTGATTTATCAGTGAACCCGGAGCAATAACAATGGCGAATTTTGGACTCACCCCCGAAGGTTTTAATTTGAAACGGCTCGATGACATTGTCGATGAGTTGCAGACCACCCTCAATCAGATTGAAGATCCGGAAACCGGTGAAACCCTCAACATTGATTTACGGGGCGATGATCCGTTTGCTCAGGCCATTTTTGCGGTTGCTGATATCCATGCGAAGGGATGGGAGGCGCTGCAGTTGGTCGCAAGATCATTTGATCCTGCACAGAACACCGGCGCCGCGCAATCAGGTGCTGTCCAATTGAACGGTATCAGCCGGATAGCGGGATCAAAGAGTACTATTCCCATCACATTGACCGGTGTTTCAGGGACAGTGGTCCCCGCCAATAGCCGCATCAGCGACGCACAGCAAAATACCATATTTTTAACGGATGTCGCTTACACGATCGGCGTGGGCGGAACAGTAACGGGTCAAGCTAGCACGGAAAATAATGGCGCATTTACACAATTAATTAACACCGTAACAACGATTATAACGCCGGTCTCAGGATGGACTGCAGTGAACAATACAGCAGATTCAACACTGGGGAGGGTTGAGGAATCCGACGAAGACTTACGAGTGCGACGGGATCAATCAACTGAAGTGCCAAGTGTTGGGCCTGTCGAGGCTATCCGGGGGGCATTATTACAGGTATCCGGCGTCACCTTCGCCCGGGTTTTGGTCAATAATACCTTGACAACGGATTCGAACGGCATCACAGCGAAAGCCATTGCCGCGATTATTGTGGGCGGTAATGACCAGGAAATTGCCCAAACATTGTTTTTGAGAACCGCAGCCACTGCCAATTATTTCGGCACCACAACAGTCAATATCACTGATAATCAGGGAGAGGTTTATCCCATTCGGTGGATACGCCCCACTGAAGTCGATATTTTTATCAACTTGGACATTACCATCACCAATTCCAATGTTTTCCCTGGCAATGGCGCCGATTTGATCCGGGAGGCGATTATAGGGTATGTTCAGCAGGGCGCTTCGGCGCTTGGAATTACCAGTGGATTTAAAGATTTGGGATTTGTGCCAGGAGAAGACGTAACAGTTGGACGATTATATACACCGGTGAATAGCATTGATGGCCACACGGTGACGACGTTGGAAATTGGTTTGTCGGCCGGCACCACCGCAGTGACACCGATTACCATTAACTTTGACCAGATCGCGGCTTTTTCATCAGCCAACATTGATATAACGGTTACCTAATATGGTTGATAGTATTTTCAGTTCTGAGGGCGATTTAGCGATCGATACCAGTTCGCTGGCTATCGATATGTCTGAGCGCGCACAGAGTCGGTTGTTCTATCAATTTCAGAATAGTTGTGTGTTGAGACAACTAGTGGTAGCCCTCGCCAGAATGGAACAAGAATTATATGACGCCATCGTAGAAGTATTGCGTGGTTTTCAATTAGCCAATGCCCTTGGCGTTAATTTGGATGTGCTTGGCCGAATTGTAGGACAGGAAAGAATTGTATTAAATGCGGCTGATAAAATTTGGTTTGGTTTTGATGGTCCTAGCAGCAATATTGGCGGCTATGACAATTCACCCAATTGGGTAACCGGGGCGTCGCTTTTTGGTAATGTGATTGCGTCAGATTCTGAATACCGCCAATTAATTTTAGGTAAGGTTTTTAAAAATCATGTCAAAGTCGGATCAGTACCTGAACTCATACAATTTTCTTTTTTCTTGACCGGTCGGTTTGTGTCTTTCCGATCCGATGGTGACGCAGAAATAGCACTGGTTGTGCCCTTTGAAATGTCGCAAAATGATGTCACCACATTGACAACGGTTTTTAATGACCTAACTGCTGATCAGCGTTATTTAATACCCATGCCAGTAACTGGTAGAATTTCTCAAGTCATTACGCTTCCGCCTGTTGCAACGGCCGTTCAGTTTGTCGGATTTGATAGTGTAACCAGCGTTATAGGTGTGCCAGATGAAGACTTTATTTGGATCAGTGGCGCACCCTTTGTATAAGGTATAGAAATTATGGCAAGCGAAAGAAGTTTTCAAATACCGGCGATCTGGGCGGCATCCGCAACAACAGTTATACCACCCACGCCAACACCAGGCGTTTCTTACCGTGACGAAAGCGTTTTGGCTTCTGTTATTGAAACGGGCTGGTCTTTCCGCACTGTTTTAGAAAGTTCTGCTGCCAACCAAGCGTTACATCAAGCTTTTAGTGTCATTAACGAGGTTGATAAGCGCGGTATTCCAGGATGGTCCGATCAAATTGACTATACAACTGTCCCGGCTTTGGTCCGCGGTTCTGATGGTAATTATTACAAATCATTGCAAGCAAGCGGACCGTCCACCGCGGTACAAGATCCCATAAGTTCGCCCACTTTCTGGGAGTTATTTGATGGTACTGTGTACACAGCAGGCACCAATGTTCAAATCAGCCCCACTGGTGTTATCAGTGCCACAGACACTAACACAGATACCACCTACACGGCCGGTACAGCTTTAGATTTAAACGGTACTGAATTCAATTTAGATTTATCTGAACTCACCATATCCAGCAGCGACGGCGATACAGATACAATCGTTACCGTGGATGAGGCTGGTAACCAACAGCGTGTAAATAAGGGAAATATTAACTTATCCGGCTTCAACAATGATGCGGGTTTTACAACTTCAGCAGGCACTATCACAGAAATAATTGCCGGAACAAATTTAAGTGGCGGCGGTATTAGCGGTTCAGTAACCGTAAATTTTGATGGTACTGTTGATAATTTGGATTTTTCTAACAATACCATTTCCAGCACTGACACTAATGGTGATATTAATCTGGAACCAAATGGAAATGGAGATTTAAGGTTGGGGAATTCTACCGGTGCCAATATAACCATTGATAACGATGGCGAGGTAACGATTAATCGCAGTGGGGGATTGAGATGCTTTTTTACGTTCGCAGAAGGTCAGAGTATACAGTCGTCTACTACCAACAACCCGTTGCTTCAGTTCTTCCAAGATGATGGCACTACCCGAAATGGGTTTATCCATTTCCGTGGCGACACCGGTCTACAGATTTTTCAGCAGGTTCCCGGTTTATCAATACTTTTTCAGAGTGTCGATGTAGGAGGGGTGGCACGCTCAGGTTTTGTTATGAATCCGGATGCGGAAACCACCTTGCGTGGGGATACCAATCTGAACTTGCAGGTTGCTGCTGGGGAAAACGCGATTGTCTGTAATGCCAACGGTAGTGTTGATGTTTACAATAACAATGTCCTTGTGGGTAGTTTTTTGCCAGCCGCATCTGGTGGTCTTGAAGTTGAAAATACGTTAACAGGCACTGGTCGGGAGCGAGTATTGACGACCAGTGATTTGCCGTCCGGCTCTGATATTTTAGCCAGAGTGTCGTCAAACATTACTGTTCCTGGCACATCGCCAATAACCGCGCTAACTGTTGCTGTTGAATCTAATAGCTTTTATACAATAGATGCTTTTATTTTAGTAGGATTTGATAGTTTTGATGATGTAAGTTTAGATTTTACAATACCTACTGGTACAACTGGTCAAGTTGCAGCTACTTTACATGGTACTGGGGTATCAGAAAGTGTATTACTTTCGGATTCAATAACTGTAATCTCTAGTACTTTATCTTTTTCAACTAATGGTTTCGCATCACAGCCAGATTTTATTCGTATAACAGGAACCATTCAAACTTCTTCAACTGCTGGTAATATCTCTTTAAGAGCAGCTAAATTGGCAAATACTAGTTCTGATGATGGTGTCATAATAGCTAATAGCTGGATAAAATTGACAGAGTTACCCTAATATTGGAGGAATAAATGGCAAGCGAACGCAGTGTCACTCTTACAGCGATCTGGGCCTCTGGTGCAGTTACGGTTATACCACCGACACCAGTGCAAGGTATCGGCTATCGGAATACCGCCTTATCTACTAGCGATATTGAAGACGGATATTCGTTTGACACAATACCCTCAAGCGCTGACACCAACCAAGCGATTTTTGAAATTGCATCGATTGTTAGTGAAGTTAACACCCGGGGTATCGCGGGTTGGTCCGACCAAGTGGATTATGCCACTGTGCCAGCGGTTGTCAGGGGATCAGACGGGGAGTTTTACGAATCACTATTGGCAAGTGGCCCGGGGGTAGGTGCCGGTGTACAGGATCCTATTTCAAGCCCAACTTACTGGCAAGTGTTCCGGGCGCTGGATCTTTCAACACTAACGATATCCAACAGCGACGGCGATACCGATTTTTTTGCAACGGTAGATGAGTCCGGGAACCAGCAGAGAGTTAGCAAAGCCAACATCGCACTGTCAGGATTCAATAATGATTTGACGTTTGATGAATTTCCGACCGGTACACGCATGCTGTTTCAGCAAACCGCAGCGCCTACGGGTTGGACAAAAGACGTGTCGGCCGGCGTTAATAACCGCGCCTTGCGTATCACTAATGGCACCGCGGGTACTGGCGGTAGTGTGGGGTTTACCACATTGTTTGGCCGCACGGCTACAGACGGGCACACACTGTTATTAGCTGAAACCCCGGCGCATACTCACTTAACGGGTGGTAATACCGTGTGGGGTTCGGTCACTAACGAAGCGTCTTTGATTGGTCCAGATTACGATCCACCCGATACCGATGGCCGTATCTTGACCGAACAATCTCGCGGTGGCGACCAGGCGCACTCCCACAACATTGATATGCGTGTACTCTACACTGATGTGATTATTGCAACGAAGAACTAAGCTATGTCTGATAATGATTGGTGTCCGTTGATACAAAAAAAATGCAAGCAGCATAAATGCAAATTCTATATGCAAGTTCGCGGTACCAATCCGCAGACGGGCGCAGAGGTTGACAAGTGGGATTGTGCGGTTGCTTTATTGCCCATGCTTACCATAGAAAACTCACAGCAACAACGCCAGACCGCTGCTGCTGTGGAATCGTTTAGAAACGAAATGGTGAAGGCGAATAATAATTCGGTGAAGTTGCTGGCGAATGCCGCTAAATTACATCTTGTAAGTGATAAAAGTTAATCAACGTCAGGCAAACTATTATTACTTATAAGGTATCTTCCAAGAATAACCGCTGATGTCGAATGTCAATTGCCCACCACAACCTACAGCGTTAATGTAAGATTCTTGGTCGTTATTGAAAGGCGGCCCAGACAATACATTGCTAGTATGCATGAGGGAGCAATATCCGCTGAGGTTTTCGGTGTATTGCCGCTCAAACTTACCCTCCAGCACAAAGATAAAGCCATCGCCCTGGAATCCATTGGAGCGCGTGTCACCGATGGGTTGATACATACCGGATGTGACTGTAAAGGTTTCGCACCCGGTCAATAAAAAAATCAATACCAATACAATATTTTTCATAGTCCCGTTTCCGATTTAATAATCATCCTCTTTTTTTTCTGACGCAAAATTTATATTCACCCGGTAATCTTCATTTACTGCGCCAAGAATAGCTTTAGTCAATGCGGTAACGAGATCATCAGCAGATATTGCTTTTTGAACGGCCAATTTTATTTCAGATTCCCTTTTTTTAACGGCTTCCGTTACCGATTCCTTGGCCACTCTGCGAATGATGTCACCCACTAAATATTCTAGATATGTAAATTTCTTATCTCTATATTCTGGCTGGCTGCCATATTCGTTAACCTCTTTTGAAAGCGCCGCTTTAACCAGCATATCTATTGCTTCGGGTGCATCGTTAAAAGCCTGTACTATTTTTACTTGAATAGCCGTTTGTACAAGATCTTTCATTTCATCGGTTGTGCTCATTTTTTAGTCTCCAGTTTTAACACAGTTATTTTAAGGGTGGACTCTGGATATACCCAACCAAGGGGACCAAGGAACTAATAAGCTACTACCATTCACCCCTTGATAATGGATTCGAACCTCGATGTAGTAGCACCGTTTCGTCCAGAGTCCACGCTTAAAATCACTGATTCGCTGCCGGCATTCCGTAAATGTGTCCACTATAAGCCGCATCACACCAAGCTACTGCCATATCCGCATGTATACGCGGTATATCATTTGCGGTCATAGGCTCTACATGATCGGGGAAAAAACCAGGTGGCCAATTGAAGTGAAGACAAAAATGTCGATAAGCTTGAATATGCTTGATATTGTAAATATCAAAAAAATCTATGAACGATATCATTTCATTACTCATTGTCTTCTCCTAACAAATCCCATCCTTAAAAAGCTTAAATTTTAGTTAAATCTATCGTACCATCTTGATCTGAAATTTTTTTCATGCATTTCTTACAAAATTCATATTCGATCGATCCAAAAGGTCCTGTTTTTAAAATCACAAATTCAAAATCTTTTAATTGATTTTCCATGCTTACAGAATAATCAACCATTGAAAATTCAATTTCTTTATTACAACCATCGCATGTTACTTTGACATTAATCATTGTAAATTTTCAACAAATCCCCTTATTGACACATTCGTTGTAGTCCATGGTGCTGGCAATGATGTACAGAATCGCCAGCCCCAGGAAAATTAAAAAATATTTGAAGTTAGGTGACACGTTTACGTCGGCGATTGAGAAAGTTGGGATTTCTTGCTTTCGCTGTATTGTCGGAGCTCTCTTGCCTCCCCTTCGCTGATATTTAACTGCCCCCACATGTCCATGTTATCGACTTTTTGTAGTTGCTCTACGGTTTGGGCTACATCTATAAATCCTTTAAGTTTGTTAAATGCAACTGATTTACCTTCGCCTATATCTTGCGCTGGTGTCGATTGCACCCCAGGAACCGGCTGTCCTTGTGCCGGTTTTGCTGCCTGGGGCTGCGCCTGTCCTTGTGATGACGATGGGCCTGCGCCCTGCTCCTGTGATGTGTCAGTTACTGAAGCCGGTTCAGCCACCGGGTTAGGATTCGGATTATCAGGGTTTTTAGTTGTTTTGCGTTTTTTTCGAAAAACACCACTCTCTGTCACCGAAGGTTGGTTTTTTTCTTTTGACCAGCCGTGTTCTTCGGGGTCATAAACTTGTTTATTAAAGTCAACCCAATATTGGTTACCCTGCTCATCCTGCATAAGCAACGGCCATTTAAATTCATCTGACACTGTTGATGTGTGAACAATGCTTTCTTCGGAAATTTCAGGTTCTTTTTGACTGACCGGCTCCTGATTACTCGTTGGCTGACTGTTATTACGCGCCGCGGCCAAAAAATCAGTCCCCGTTGCTGCCGGCTGTTCGAATTCGGCCACGAAATCCTGGTCTACGATGTCGGTGTTTTCTTCGACAGTGTGAAGCCCCAGGGTGGCGTCAGGGGCATGCACCCGGGACCAGAACGCCGCGGATCGGTACATCAGCATCTGATCAGGCATTGTCTGCCATTTGCTGCCTGATTTGTGATACCAGCCCTCTTGGACCGCCATTTCCATCGATACCCAGCTACCCTCCAGGCGCTCGCCGGTATCAGCGCAAATGCCGACAGCACGGCATTGTTTATTGATCAGGCGGCATTGTTTCTGCACTTGGCTAGAACGTCCGCCCTGCCATTCGGTCACCGTGTAGGTGATATCCTGGGGCTGATCGGGCACCCGCATCTCATATTTCAGCCGACCTTTGATCACATTGCTGGCATTTACCCTGGCAATTAAGTACAGCGATGAAAATCCGGGACGACCGTAAACCACATGCAGGTTTTGCATTATTTCCAAAACACCGGTATTCAAACGCTCGGCCATTTCCAAAGCGATCATGCAGTTGGCAATGGCGTTGATATTTTCCGGCAATCGTTGGACTCCATTCCCGCTTTTTTTAGTGGGATAGCGCTGGTACTCGATGGGTACCATTGTGCTATTGGCCAGGGCATTGGCTTTACGCTGCATGACGCTGAATCCCCGCTCCTCGATGAGGATGCGCCGCTCCTCAGGGCGCCGCGGATCCAACTGCAGGGTGTTTTCGAGTACTTGGTTCAACGCACTTTCTTGCGCCGGCGCTTGGGTCACATCAGTTTGTTGTTCGTTTATGGGTTGGTTCATGGGTGTTGACTTCCTCAAATCATGTGGATGTATTTGGTGTAGCCGGGTAACCCGATAGGGCGCACCCCCTCCGGTATGCCTGGCCATTGATCCTGTCGTGCGTCGTGTAGGCGCCGCAAGGCGGTCTGATAGACATGTCGCCCCTCGGCCTTGGCCTCCGGTGTAAGCCGGTACAGCGCGACATTGTATGGAGGATGCTTTTCGACACAAATAAACACAAAATCAGTAAACCAGCTATTGCCGGTGGCGTTTAATAGCTCCTGTGACTGATTGGCCCCTTCGAGATACATTGATTCTGACAGGTGGTAATAAAATTTTCTGATCGACTTCATGAACCCGGATTCGGTCGCGTCGTCCGTGGTCTTGATATCGGCCAACAGCGAATGACTTTTGCTGGCGATATCTGGACGAATTTTAAGCAATTCCTTATATTCCCTGTCGTCATTATCAGACTGGCATTTATACCACCAAAATATACTGGACTCATTGATGCTGTCCTCCAGTAACACCTGGGCCGATGGATCAGACCAGAGGCTATCAGCCATCCGCTTGCCTGTGTCTACGGCCTCCTGACTGACTTCCGTCTGGTGGGCGTGTTCTTGCTTCCAGGCCAAATAATCAGCCTTCCCCTGCTTTGTACGTTTGTTGAAGGGAGGTGGCACAGCGAAGTCAATATCAATCCGGTGGGGTTCCAGGCACATAGCATGCAGCCACTTACCCAAAGCAGTTGCCGGCGTATCCTCTTTCGGGTGATTCCAATTATAGAGAGCGGTATTGGGCGGTAGTTCGATTAGCGATTTTAGCTGGCTGGAGCTCGTGCCTGAAGTTTTGCGATGGTAATAATCATCGTCCATATCCAGATAAAGCCCTGGCTTAATTAACTCACGTTGAAGCTTAGGGCTATCATCAGCTTGCATTGCTTCTTCCTGATCCGTCGCCGTAGCCGGAGCCGTAGCCGGAGCCGTAGCCGTAGCCGTAGCCGTAGCCGGAGCCGTAGCCGGAGCCGGAGCCGGAGCCGTAGCCGTAGCCGTAGCCGTAGCCGTAGCCGTCGCCGTCGCCGTAGCCGGAGCCGTCGCCGTAGCCGGAGCCGTCGCTAGCACACCACAAGGGCAGTCCGGTGGTGACTTTAAACTCGGCAGCTAATGTTGGACAGTGATCCTCCACCCAAATCAAATGGGTTTGTTTCAGCGTGCGTACCGATTTACCCAGCAACCGCTGGGGGTCAAAACAGGGACCCGCCGCCTTTACCGTATCCAGGTGACGTTGCTCAATTAAGACTTCCATGGTTGTGACTTCCAAGCATCCAGGGCTTGATCGCTGGCATCCATCACAGCAGTCACCCCATTAAGGGCCAGGCGAGGAACCGGCGGGCCAATCCGACAGTCGTGCGTGGGGCCAGTAGCAGCCAGTCCCAAGACGCCGTGAACATCGGCCGACCAGTAAATGGCCATTTGAGCTTTCTCAAGGACCACGGTGTTTTTCTCCTCATCGTGGCTGATGAGGTGACCGCCAAAAACACCGCGGCGCTGTGAATCGGTACAGACAACAACAAATTTTTTATCACTCATATTTAATCCTAAAAATATTTTTGGCTAATAAATCAATAAGTTGAGGCCTTATCGCGGCCAACGCACACTGATTTCGGGGTTATCGCCCCCCACGGCACGTCATGACAGCCACTGGGCGTTACAGGGATACGCCGCCGAAGGTAGGGTTGCCCTCTTCGTCGATATCTTCCAAGGTGAGATCCTCATTTTTTTGAGGTTCAGCAGAATCTGATTTATCAGCTTCTTGATCTGCCTGATGCTTTTCCAAATCTTCCCGGTAAACGTACTTGACACCCAGATTCAGTGTGACTGGTTGATGATTGTTGCGATCGGCATCATCTCTGACATATATCTGTTTGTTATCCACATACTCCTTTTTAACAACCTTTGCTTTTGCGATTGCTGCAGCAAAATCTGAACCAGCTTGAGCGTCCTCAAACGCTAATGACAATCCTAACCCCAAGTCGGCTATCAACATTGTTATCTCTCCCGTTGCTGTTAAATGTGATTGACGAAAACAATATAAATCCACTAAAATCAAATTTCAAGCTTTTAATTTAAATAATTTTGAGGAAAATCTTGTGACCAAAATTGTCATAGACCCTGACAACCTTCCGGACTTTACCAATATTACTGAGCGCACCGGCATGACCGATGTGGAGATAGCAGCGCATTGCAAATGTAGCTTGTTTGTTGTTCAAACTGCCAATAAAGGGGGTGCTACTGATAAAGGGGAGACGCGCTATCCGCGGTTTCAATATGCGTGCAAAATGGCTGAGCTGCTGCAGGAAGCTGAGGGCGCCCTATGAGGATATTGGCCCTAGACCCGGCCACGAAAACCGGCTGGGCGCATAGTGCGGGTCCTTCTGGCGTCTGGGATTTCAAGGTCCTCAGGGACGAAAGCGGGGGTATGCGATTAATTCGACTGAAATCCAAATTGGGTCACATTATTGAGTCAGTCGGTATTGACTTGGTGGTCTTTGAGGCGGCTAGGAACGCCGCGCCGAAGATGCAAAATGCCTTGGTGATCCAGGCTGAGCTCCAGAGCGTGATTAAAACATTCTGCGAGGAGCGAGCCATAAATTACCGCGGTTACTCCCCCTCTGAAATCAAGACGTTTGCCACCGGCAAAGGTAACGCCAACAAGGATTTAATGGTGAAAAAAGCCCAGCAGACATTCACTAACATCAAAATCATTGATGATAACCACGCCGATGCATTGTTTCTGCTACATCTGGCGATGAAGGAGTATGCATGATAAGTATAAGAATATCTGAAAAGTGGCATGTATTTTATTGGATTAAAGAGTACAAGAAGCTTTCTTTAGAGTTACATAGTTTGCGTGATGATTTAACTTTACAGAGCGAAATTCCCAGTAAAAAAACTCAGTTACTTAAAGTTAATATAATTAATTTAGAAAGACGTAGAGATATATTAGCTAATAAAATTTCTGGATTTGTCGCTGCTGAAATAGATTAAAAATTCTTCTCATATTGAGATTATAAAAAATGAAAACCAAGTTCGATGTATTTTTAAATAATGTCAAACAATTGCGTATATCAGTCAGTAAAAAGAATAGAAAATATGGAACACGCTTAGCGATATTTATGAACTATTCGTATTATTTATCTATGCGGCGTGCTGTCTTGAGAATAGAAAAACAGACGGAAGATCACGAAAGATTTATAAAATGCCTCACGGTTTTTGAATATAAAATCAACCTCGTTTACAACCAGGAATTTCCGCCTTATGTTATTTTTGACAAAGAAACTGCCTTATTGTGGGGGTGAAAAATGAAATGCAATTTTGATCATATAGAAAGAAATCAAAATTTAACTGCTTTGCGACAAGATCTTATGAAAATTCATTTGGTTAATAAGAATAACGATGTCGTAGTTGAAATATCCGTATGCGAGGATGTAATTCCCGATGATATGCTAAACGAATTGAGATTGCTTGCATTGTCTGCCTTTGAAGCCGGCTATAAACAATGTCAATCTGATCTCCAAAAACAACTGGGGCTAAATCAGGATTCATAATGAACAATCGAATGAATGAACCACTGATTCAAATTAACGGATATACGTTGAGTGAAGGGCAGGCAATGACAATCAGGGTTGCATTGGAGTCGTTTAATATAGATCTGATTAATGATGGTCTTGGTGACGACAGCCACGGAAGAAAAATGACTGAAATCTACCAGGAACGAATTAACGAAATCAGGGCATATTTGTATTCACAATTTAATAACAGAGATTTTAAACAATGAAACAAACCGCCTTTGTCAATCACGACCCCATAGAAGCCGAGTTTGATCAGTTGAAAGCGATGTATCCGAAACGGGAGGGAGCCAACCCTTGGAAGGGGAAAGCCGGCGCTCTGTGCGCCTACCGAGCGAGAAGAAAAGAGGGCGTATCCTTCCAAGATGTTTTGGAAGGACTAAAAAGATACTCTCGCTTTTGCATCCAAACCCAAATTATCGGCACCAGTTTTGTCATGCAAGCTAAGCGGTTTTTTGGACCTGGAGAGGAATGGACGAATGAGTGGTTCGTTAATATCCAGGCCCATAAAACCCGCAACACGTCTATCCGGCAACAACTTAATAACAGAGACTGGGTAAACTCACTCCCACAGCCTCAGGCTTTACCACCAATGGATAAAAATCATGAATGATGCCACAGCTAATATATTGTCGATTAGCGGCGGCAAAGACTCCACCGCTATGGCGTTGTTGGCAAAGGAGATGGGCGCAGCTAATACGACGTTGGTTTTTGCCGACACCGGGCACGAACACCAAATTACCTACGAATATATTGATTATTTGGAAACCATTTTAGGTCCTATTCAACGTGTTAAAGCTGACTTTACTGAACAAGTTTTGCATAAGCGCGAGGTAGTAACTAATAAATGGCGACGCGATGGCATTGACGAAAGCACGATTTCCGCAGCGTTGGAAGTTTTGAAGCCCACCGGTATTCCATTTCTTGATTTGTGTCTTTGGAAAGGTCGTTTTCCGTCAACGCGGCGCCGATTTTGCAGCGAGGAGCTAAAACAAAAGCCCATTACCAATCAAGTAATTATTCCTGCCATGGGGAAGTTTGATGAAGTGATCAGTTGGCAAGGTGTGCGCGCGGACGAGAGCCCGAGCCGTGCCCATCTCTCGGCCCGGGAAATTGAATTTGGCAACCTAAGCGTGTATCGGCCGATCCTTAAGTGGTCTGCGGAGGACGTGTTTGATTTCCACAAAAAGAACGGTGTTAAGCCTAACCCGCTATACTTGCAAGGCATGAGTCGCGTGGGCTGTATGCCGTGCATTCATGCCAGAAAAGGCGAGATGTTCGAGATATCGAAGCGGTTCCCTGAGGAATTAGCCCGGGTGCGAGAGTGGGAGCGGTTGGTATCCATAGCCAGTAAGAGAGGCGCTCCGACGTTTATGGATGCCCGCGTTACAGCCCATCATCTGGGCACAGGCACGGCTGTCGAGGATATTTCACCCGAAACTCATGGCATCGATGCATATGTGAGTTGGGCGAAAACGGCTCACGGGGGTAAACAGTTCGACTTGCTTAAGGCGGTTGAAATCGACGATATCCCACTTTGCTCAAGTTTGTATGGATTATGTGAGTAAATTTTATTTTTATTATCAAGAGAATCACAATCATGAACAGTGTACTTGACCAACTAGAGGAAATGACCATGGAAACACCGAAGCAACCTGCAGGGCAACAGCCCGGTAATGTCACCCATATTATGAGTGACTTGGATTTGACGCCTGGGGGTGTTCCTCAGCCGGCCAATCCTGGTATTGATCTGACCACCAGTGTGGACGGTGTCACAGAAGAAAAAGCCGCTGCCATCAATCACGACAAACTTTCCCAAGTGAGCGACGAAAAAATTAACGCTTGGTTTGAGGAGCTGAATGAAGTTCGTGATGCCAGGGAAGCGCTGAATGAAAGGGTAAAGCGGGTCAAGCTGGAAGCTAAAGAGCTTGGCATTCTAGGTGCTGCGATCGAAGCGGCTTTCAAGCGCCTGCACATGGACCCCGACAAGAGGGAGAAACTTGACGCCGGCTTCGCTAGGCTCGCCAAGTCCCAGGGGGTGGGGTATCAGTCAGAATTATTCGCCTAAAAAAGTTGCTGCCCTATTTGTCGAGACTGACGGTTGTTATTACGGCAAATTCAAGCTGTAAGCTATAAAGATGCTGTCGAACAAACCATAAATAGTTGGCGTGAAACAAGGCGCACAACCTATTTGCATGTCGGGCGTTACGCTACTTATTTTTATCACAGAATCGAAGCCAATGGTAATTTTACTGACCGAAACAGCGAAGTGCCGACATCCGGAACCTACACTCATTGAGGAGTAGTAATCGTGCTTAAACTTCCCCCTAGAGATTCTGAAATACGCGATTTGTTTACTGTTGAACAACTGGCAGAAATGACGACTAACGGTAATACACCGCCAACGTTTAATGAAGCGCGTTATTCAGCCCGGCAACAGTTCCAAGCGTGTAAGGGTATCCGTGGTATTTTTATGATCTGTATGCGGGCCGATGATGAGATTTGGTTGGTTCGATTTGGATCCAGGGGTGGTTGGAAAAGGTTGTGGAATTTCGGTCACCGCCTACAACGGGCTGCCTGATGTATGGGGCAAACTTTTTTAAGAAATACAGCTAACACCGGAAGCCAAATAATGGAAAAGTATAAATTTGAAACACGTGCTTTTTGTCCCTTTCATGCGGCCTCTGATCAAGCTAAAGGCTGGAAAGAAACCAAAATTGTTTTGGTTGCAGTAGTCAACGGCAAAATATTTATGCGCGATAAAGACAATAACTCTTATCGCGCAAACACTAAATGGAAAGAGCGCCACCCACTTAGATCTATGTCAATAGACGAATGGTTGGCTATGAAAGGCGCCGTTAAAGCCAGTTTCAGGGGTGGGCCCAGGGTCTTTCCTCATCACTAGCACCGGAGAGTAGAAATGAATTTCCTACTACGGAGGTAAGCATGGAAAACAATGAAAATGAAATTGTGTTATCGCGGTTTGAATACGCCATAACCAAACACATGCACGAGACAGTAAAGCCCGTTGAAAACTTCGAAAAGATGCGGCCTATAACCGAAGGAGAAGAATTAAAACAAAGGGAAGAAAATATCAGGCGCACGTTATCCCGCATCAAAGTCCACAAAGAGGACTCAATTAACAGTTAATGGGGCAACCGAATTCAAGAGGATCATCACTTATGACCATCAAAGAACTACAACGCAACCTCAAGAAATACGTGTGGGGTGATGAGCCGGAGAGGAAGTCGGCGAAACGGTGGCTCGTTGAAAATAATGTGTCGCTGGATGCCTTGGAAGTGAGCATTGAAAGTCTTATCAACCGGTTTTCGGTAGAGACAGTTAAAAAATGATCAAGCCTACACAACAATAAATTGACAACGCTTTAACCATGGGGTGACACTATCAACCAGGTTCTGGGGGCCTATTTTTCCGTGGCCAGCAGGTTGGCTACTTCAATGCAGAAGGGTGGGTAACAGAATGAGCATTATCGGTTTTGACGGGACAGATCTTTTGGTGTTGGTAATCAGTGTTTTTGTTGTGTGGATATCCTGTGAAGTGCTTGGGTATGCTACAGAGCGCTGGGTGTGGAATAACGGCATTTGTCGGCGATCTGGAAAGCCCTGGAAGTTGGTTAATAAAGGGGCTTTATACTCTTATTACGATGATGGCTGTGACCATCATTGCGAGATTCGCAACAAGGATTAAATGTCAAAACTCAGATCTTTCAAGTTTGAGTTGCACGGTAAAAAGTTTACCGTAGTTTGCACGCAAGGCGAATCCTTTGAAAAGTGCTATGAAGATTTAAAAAAGCACTTTCCAGATGTTAAACCCGCAAAATCCGGGGTGGCCCCGGCAGGAGGTGCAAGTTCATTGAGTAAATTAATCTGACAAATACGATTGAAAATAGAAACGCTTGAAAAATTGCAGTACCGGCGGGAAATTAGGTTAACCAGAATTACCAAGCCCTAAGAGTACCGCCACCTATTGGAATAAAATTATGGCAAAAACTAATAAAACCCAAAAGCAAATCCGCGAGGAAAAAGAACTCGCGGCCCTCACTCAGCGGATTACCGATATCTACTCTGGGGCCGGTGGGAGAAAATGGGACGAAGAAAGCGAATGTCCGTCGCCCGAAGAATTATCATTGGTGATCCCGGCTATTCGATCTGTATTTGATCCTGACGAACAAAAACCATATTTGTGGGACCCGCATTGTATTCGTGAGTTTATTGATCCCTCTGGCATTGCCAAAATGCTTTACCAGTCCGGGATAAGGGCCTTATAGTATGGTCACCGGTCGGCGGCTGAAACTCAATAATGTACGGAGATAGAGATATGGAAGAGTTAATGGGTATCGAAGAAATACGACTTAGATTTGAGGATTGGGCGAATAAGAAAGGCTTCGATCTTTCGACTGATTTTTTTAATCAACGGGGGGATGCAAATATTTACACTGAGAGCGACACGCGCCTAGCTTATGAAATATGGTGCTCCGCCATTCACGCTAACAACAAATCACAGTAATGTATTAACTGAGCCATGGGACGCGGTGGGCAATACTAGTTGAGCCTGCCACCAGGGTAGCCGAAAGGTGAAGCGGGGTTCGATTCCCCGCGCGAGCCTTCCAAGCACAAAGGTATTTATAATTATGACCATTTATCAAGAAATAGCAGCCGAGCGCTTAGAACAAATGAATAAGCATGGCTATACGGTTGAACATGACGATGCCCACGACGCAGGGGAGTTGTGTGGTGCAGGTGCGGCATACGCACTGCATGTATCGGCTGAAATTCATCCTTTTGGCGACAGCTATGACGCAGATGATATTCCCCCTGGGTGGTGCTGGGAAGAATCCGCGTGGAAACCAAAAACACCTCGGGAAAATTTAATTAAGGCCGCAGCTTTAATTGTGGCGGAAATCGAGAAGATGGATAGGGCTGCTAATAGCTGACCCCTATACAGCGGGAGTTAACATGCACATTCATCAGTCCGGGCGTAAGGTGCGTCTATCTATTAACACGAAAAAAACCCTGCAAATGTCTTTAAAGCCGGGGGATGTCGGTAAGGTTATTTGCCCTGGTGCTGGGTTTCATACCGTGCATGTTCAATTCGGAGAAAAGATCATTGAATTGTGGAGTGATGAGGTGACCGACTTGGAAAATCAGCTGTCGGGTAGCGGGAGGTGAATATGTCAGTAAATCTAACAGGAAATCAGGTTAAGCAGTTAGCTGAATTTGTTTATCCCGATGAAGACGACGAACAACTGGAAACGCTGGTTTCAGTTCAATATTTCGATACTGAGGCAACCGACAAGGAAACAGGCGAAAAACGGCCCAAGGGCTACTATGCTTGGCTGAGTGAATATCCAGAGGAAGGGTCGATTTATTTGGAGCCTTGAATACAGTGGGAGGTGAAGAGTGTATACAAGTCGAACCAAAAGAGCGGACGTCCCGAAATTACCACGCAAAATATTAATACTCAACCATGGAGAAGTACGTTGCGATAATTGCGGTGGCACCGGCGTTCAACCTTCGCCGCTTACCACAGTGATCAATCCTTGCAGATGGTGTGAGGGAAGAGGCAAAAGATTTTGCTATAACGGCACAACTTAACTCATTGGGAGGTGCGGGCTATGCGAAAGAAGAAAGAAAATAGAGTCAATCCAACAGGCACCATAACTATCAGTATGGGTGAGCATTTTGGTCAGTATGTGCAAAAAATGCTTGATACAGGCAGATACCAAAATGCTAGTGAAGTAGTAAGAGAGGCTTTGCGCGAGCATGAAGATAGTCGAATTGAGCCCAGGCACCCCTAACCAGTGAGGAGTAACACTCGTGGAAGATCAAGAATGGGATATTGTAAATTTCACATGCGATGACTGTGAAGAGGAGTACCAACTTCCTGAAAATACTGAAAGATGCCCGATTTGCGGCGGTGAAAATATACACTACTAGCCAGTGAGGAGTAAGAGCTATGGAAGTAATTATCGACGGCATTATATATAAACCGGTAATCGATAATATTACTGTGTACTGGATGTATGATGGACAAGTTTTTGGCAACATAGAAGACACCAGTAGCATTGATTGCATATTAGAACAAGCTGATGAGTTTTGGACAAAGGACCAGTATGGCTGCTTATGTCCAATTGGACTTAATCAAGGGGAAACAGAAATTAGACGGGTTGGCGGTATGGCACATGGGCACCCCAACCCAGAATATTGGAACGAACAAAAACAAAAGTGGCGTGAGAGCGTTGAATCAGACCCTGATGTTATGGCAGTGATAAACAGCACCCCATCCGCCAAACGGGAGGAAGCGTGATGTGTGATAGATGCGTACAAATTTGCAATCATATCGGTGAACTCACATCCGATGAAATGGATTCCGTTCAAATTTTCCACGATAACCCTGATTTTTTTGGACCTGAAAAAGTCATAGAGTGTTGTGGTTACTGGACTGATATGAAATATAGACGTTTTGAGGGGGAAACTCTAATAGAGTGTTTGGAAAAAGCCGTACACCAAAAACGAATATCACGCCAACCTGATCAGTAACATGCCGATTAAAGGCCGCTGGCGCTGTCAGACCTGCAACCGCCAATTCAACGGCAAACAGCGACAGCCGAAGTACCAAGCAAGAGGTTGCTTATATTATTTCCTAAAAAAAACTTGAATTATTTTATTTTTTCTATAAAATAACCCAATTTCTAAGAAAAAATATTTTTAAGGAGATAGTTAAATAATGGCTATAGTAAAAATTACCGAGTTAAACGATGTCGTAAAATTAGCCCGTAAGCGCATACAGGACCATACCCGGCTGCTTCAAACCTATGAAAACCGACCGATATCTTGGCGTATAGGCGATTGGCCTAGCTATAGAGAAAAAAATCAAGCCGTCAATATCTTGAAAGGACGTATTGCTAGTTACGAAGAGCTGTTAAATGCGCTTGGAAATAATGCTGTGTCGCCTAAACCTGAAGTGTTAAAGCCGCAATCGCAGCTGCAGAGGAGTAAACCATGAACGTGTCAAACTTTGTGTACCTGACCGAAGACAGTGGCCGAATTCATGCCAAGGTTACTGTAGAAGATGGTGGCCGCAGGTGTGTCTTGCATGTCGAAAAGAACTCTGGCTCCATACACTGGTACTTCTCGGAGAATATGTCACTTGCGCCCGGCCAGGTCGAAGAGCTCTATAACGAGTATGTTAGGCGAACCGGTGAAAAATAAATATAAGCCCAGTCCAGGGTGGAAAAGAATTGCCGGGGCTGTATATGAAAGAACAGATGGACTCCGGTTACATACTCTTGGGAGAATATGCCGGTTAACCAACGGACAGTTAATTAGCGACGAGAAAAGTCCCGAATACTACAGCCAGGGTCGCTATATCGCTATCAACGGCGGCAACCAAAAGCGCGGTTTGATGGCTTGGGCGAGAAGTAAGCAATTGGAGATTGGGTGATTTAGTGATGGGCGGTGTGGAGAGCTGAGCGGAAAAACATTACTTTAGTAGTTGTTTAACCGACAGTAACGGAGACACACAGTCGTCGGGTGGGCGGCATGATAATCAGCTCAGTCGCATACGGACACAATACAGTATGGGGTCATGCATTATCTGGAGTAGCGACCAGACCCATCACTAAATTATCTATGAACAATGGCAAAACAAAATGACTGAGTCAAAAAAGTGGTTAATACTTATAGGTATTAGCATCGCAGTACCTGTTGTTTTTAATTTGTGCTTATTTGGGTTACTGGTGTGGTGGTTTCAGCCGATTATTGACTGGAATTGAGTAAGAGGGTTCCATGAAACAACCGATTCGTTTGGCAAAGCGTTGGTTTAGACCTATGAGAACTAACCCTCTCAGTTTCGATTTAAGGCGCCGAGCAGACCGATATAATAGGCCGACAAGTTCACAAAAACGACTGGTGCAAACATGGCTACGGCCTTATATAAAGCACAACTGCGGACGAAAACTGTATCCTCCCATACTTGATAAAAAAGTCTGGCGTAGCCGACACAGATACAGTCCTTTGGTGATTTCAAACTAGGAGTCAATCATGACCAACAAAGAAAAAATTCAGGAACTCAAGAATTTCAACCCAACCGTCTACAAAGCCCTGGCGATGGTCAGGCTGGGATTTACTTACGAGGAGGCGCTGGAGGCGGCTGTGGTGGCTCTGGCTGAAGAACAAACAAATTTACAGAAACAAGCAGAACATTTATATCAAAATATACCAATACCGGTGATTAATGAAATACCAGTTTTGAAAGAAATACCGGTTTTTAAAGAATGCTCCGAAGAATTACCGAAAGGCACTTCGCGATTTTACAAAAATGGTACGTTGATAATTATGTAGTTTAGCAACAAAGAGGACGTGGTAATGTATGACGTTGTTTTTTTACGTATAGATCGGAGTCAAAATATTATAGAGGCTCTAGGGGTCTTGCATCGTGTTTGCGCTACATGTGCAACTCAAGCTGTTGAATTTGCTTTGGGCGAATTTCAAGAAGAAAAAGTTGAATGGATAGATAAAATTGACCAAGCAAAAGTGACACACTTTACTGGTACTCAGTTCACGTTTGATGTTTGTTATGCGTCGCCCATAAAGGCAACGGAGACCAATAACCATGGTTAACCAATCCCCACAACTAATTCCTTGCGTCCATTTGGATTATACGAGGCCCTCTCGCAAGGGTTTGGAATTTTTTCCGTCACACAAAAATTACCCTCCGGTGCAGTATTATATAAAACATGATGGCGATGGGATAAGCCATAAATATTCGAACTCTGCCACCAAAATCCAGTTTTGCAAAAAGTATGATAAGGAGGTTTCCTGCATTTTTAGCTGCTATGACGGGTCGTTTAAATGTTATGAACCAACCGGGATGGATGCCGATAGTTTCCTTAAAGCGCCACGAGAAACACAAATTAAAAAATCGATGCGAGTGATTGATTCAATTAAAAAGTGGTTGGAGTAGAATCATGCAATGGCACAGAAAAATCATTATTCTTTACTACCTTTTGGCCGATCAAATACGTGGTTGGAAAACGGAAGTCTGGGATAAAGATTTAGACGAACTGTATTGTTGCGATGGTCGGGAATGTGCCTGCGGGGGTGCAACCATTGGGGATATATTTTCAAACTGTTTACCCAGCAAAAATTAAACCGAAAGCAAAACAATTGAGGACTAAATAGTGAAAAAACCAACTTTAAAAAATCTCGTTATCAGCGAACCGGGTGAAAATGGATCCAGATGGCTAAATTTTCAACTCAGCAATGGCCGCGTGTGTGTTTTTGAAGTAGAAGAACAATTTGGTCAGGGTGAATTCGTAGATGCACTCGACAGTTTTTTTAATTCTCGACAAAGTGGTGAAAATTTAAGTACAGCAAGTGAGGACCCGATCGTAAGTGTCAACGGCTTTTCTGTTGGACCGCCAGAGTTGTATGATTATAGGCTTGTCGGTGTGACAAAAAATGGGAATGTCTTTATTTCCCTTGGTGATGGAGAGTGGTTGCCGAAAGGGCCTTTCAATAAAACAAGCGAGGAGTGAATTATGAAAATTGATTTAAAAGCATTTTTGCAAGCGGCTTTTGGGTGGCATGATAGTGAAAGTGGATGGGGCGCTCAGTACCCCGCCAGTAGAGATATTCAATCTTTTTTTGCTGGTAGGATCGGTAAAACTTTTACAGCAGCAGCTATTCAAGATGCTGATAATCTCATTGATCCAATTTGGCAGGAGAGCGCTCAGCAATTGGCACAGGATTTAAAAGATTTAGCGGATCAAATCGAAGAATTACTACCACAGCAAAATGACGATTTTGATAATGTGCCTTTTTGAGCCAAAAAATAGCCCCTTGTGCCAAAGACAGCAAGGGGCTATATTGTTCGGAGCCGGTTGACACCTGGCTGCATTATGAGCGAAGTAGGAAGAAATAACGCACCAGCCCGGCTGGACATATTTTACCCTTTCTACCTCTCCCCATGCAACCATCGTACCCGGCTTCGGTTCATTCGAGGCAGTTACCGCTGACACCGATCAAAACGCAGCGGAAACCCAGAGCCTACGGGCCTTTTGTGGTAATGCGCGGTTGAAATAACGTTGGTGGTTTTAATCAACCAACCCATCCACTCTCCCAATGGTCTGACCACCAGCCACGCAGAAACCGGGACAGGATTGTCTGATAACTGAGGTAGCGTTCAGTCATTACCACAAAAGGTCTGGGGTAGCAGGTTAGGAGGGACTTACCTGTTGCACGCAATAATGGATAAAGTTTGACCAGCCCACCCAATCTACCTTAGGGCGGGGATAAAGCAGTGAATTACAGGTG